TAGAACTGCCACACTTTAAGAGGAGTAACCTTCTCTACATCTTCACCCGGAACCAGACGGTCAATATCGTTGATGAATGCCTGTGGCCCACTAGAAATACCCATATTGTTGACCAAAGACCGCATTGTGGCGTTCATTATCTTCTGAAGGTCTTTCATTAGCCAGCATACATCGTTGTACCAGAATGCTCCGGGGATACGATCATAGCCAGTATGAGAGTAAGGCCGTCTCCCAAGTGGGTCAGGATTGAATCGAGAATAGACTACCCATTCACCGACTTTAATGACATTGACATCATATTCCCCTGTCGGTTCAATCGGCTGACCATCGCTGCCGGTGGTATGGATACCGTCATTTAGCAATACCTGCCCCTGTACGCTCTCCCACATCTCCAAGCCTTCTATTACCCCTCTTGGTGTGATACCCACGTTATTTTGGCGTTCTAGGAGTTGCCTATCTTGATCTATGGCTATGATGTAGCTGAACCCGCTTTGTCCATATTGTTTCAACGCTTGATCTATGGCTTCCGTACGCCAGCCTGGTACGCCTTTCATTTCCGAAAGAGCCTTGCGTGTGAATCTTACTCTCTCAATCAAGGCTCCTTCCTGACAATTTGTGGCTCCTTCAGACGGGTACATATCGAATGGCGAAGGGGATTCAAACTCTTTCACAATGGTATCTACAACATTGACTACCGTTTTGCCAAAAACACCCTTGGAATACTTGATTTTCTTGCGTTTGCGAAGAATTGGGCCTTTCATAAAGCCAGCCGAAAGCGTCACAATATTGCTGATACACTCGTCAAAAGCCTTATCCCAATTGCCTTCATCGAGTTCTCTTTCAATCTTACGCTCCATAAGCAATGCTCTTTGTGTCGCTTCTTCCATTCGTGCTTCGTCAATTCGATCTCGCAAACCGGCAGCTTGCATAAATGCCTGTTCCGGTGTCATGCCGCCTTGCTGCATCTGCATACCCCAAAGCATCATTACGTGTTGAACAATTCCTTGCTCAACATCTGTGGGTAGTTCAGCAAGTGGAAGGGGGGCAAGTGTCCAAGGTTTGTCTGATACACCGACTAGAATGTCGGTAATCCATGCTTCAGCCCCCCGGCATTTGACATTGGTTAAACCCATGAACACATCAGACCCACCCTGTGCTTTGATGGCGTTCATCTTTTCTGGATCGTACTCGTTACGGCGTTGACGTAGGGATTCAATCAAGCGCAAGTCAATCCAAGAGTTCTCCCGGAAGATTCTATTGCGCTCAAAAACGTCATCTACGATCTGAGAAAGTGTTTTGATCTGAGTTTCGGAATCTTGGAGCTTTTGAGCATCAGCGGCAAACTTGGCATCTCGTTCTATGATCTCAGAATTAGAAACGACCTTCAGAACGGTATTACGAGGCTTGCGAGTCTTTTTGGCCGAAGGCTCTGTGACCGATGGCAATGCTTGCTGTATCGTGCTTAACGGCATTACACCACATCTCCGCAATATCGCATATCGCGGCCACGACACACTTTTTCATGTTTCGCAGAAAGTATTGCATGCAATCAGCACAGGTGTCAACAAGAAAGTGAACAGTTGGGAGACATGACGTTAACTGGAGACATTGTATCAGTAAGGAGACAGTCTAGTCGTATCCGCGCCAAATCTCTTGAGATGGACGGCGATTGACAGGCTTGTGGAATCCGGGATTGTATGATTGCTGTGTCTGTTTGGAGTATGTACCGCCACCATCTATTTCCATGCAAACGCCCATAATGCTATCAATTAAATCGCTGTGTGGATGGTTCTTGTTTGGTTCTTCGCTATAGCTCAATCCGTTGGCCGTCTGTGCTTTTCGATATGCGTACTTGGCTTGGAATGCCGCTCGTAGCTGTTTGCATTTCGGAGAAATAATAAGACGCGGTTCACCAGCCACATTCTGAGTAAGCAGATTACGACATGAAGCCAATCGCCGAGATAACAACGATGATCGAGCAGACTCAACATTGATACCTAATTGCGACAGTTCCATCATGTTCGTTACTTCATCTGTCTGCGCCCGTTGATTACCAGCCGGATCGCCAATGACCTTGAATGGCATATCCCTATAATCACGCCGGAGCAATGGAAGCAGGAAACCTTGTGCAAATTGTTTCACGCCCATAAAAGATGCTACACCATTGTCATCTATTGTAAACAGTTCATCGAGCGCCATAAGTTGACCACGCGGCGACAATTGACATATCACTGCCGCACAATGCGCGTAATCCATTCCAACCAGTAACGACAAGCCTCTGTAGGGCAATAGGTTTTTTGATGCACAGTGAAATGTATCGCTATACTGTTCTTCAAATACGGGCTTGCCTACCCGGATTACACCATATTCACCCATTAGGCGGGACTTGATGTAATATGAATCTTTGCCAGCAACAAGTCTCATCCAGTAATCGTATCCGCTGGTATGGTTTTCTACATTTTCACATTTAGGAATACCGTGAGACTTCAACCTCTGTCCGTAGTTTGGTTCGTATTCGACTGGTGCATCTTTAGTGGGGCTGATCTTCTGGAAGATAGCCGGGGGCTGCTTGAACATCTCATATCCTTCTGGCTTCTCAATCTCGAATACCCGGTAAATGTCACTTGATTCATCTGGCGGGTTCGTATCCATTATCAACCCGCTCCATGTGCAACCACCTTTGCGCTTTGCCGGATACCTTGCGCTACGCTCCTGAGCTTTATCCCAAATAACTTTCGGGATTTCAGATGCTTCATTTATCCACGCGCCAGTGAGTTCCAAGGAATCGAGTTTGCCTATAACATCTTCGCTATCCAATGCGAGAAAGATAATCTCCATGTTCATTTGAGTGCCATCTACAAGCGGGATATTGAGATACCCTTTCATTGGGCGGGTTCTATTAAGCCTAAAAAATGGCGCTCCAATTTCAAGTTGCTCAGGAAACCACTCCAACCACGTTCGTAAAGTCGTATTTTCCAACTCGGAATAGGTCGAACGGATGATGGCAAACTTTGTTGCCCTAACGCCTTTGAAAGGCTCTTGCGCTTTGGCTCGCATGAATAACTCAGCGCAACACATTGACGACTTCCCTGTGCCTACAGGGCCGAGTACACATCGCACAATCTTGGGTGAAGCATGAAATATCCGACCTGTAGGAGTTGGATTATATTGAATATCTAAGGGGATTGTGGACGGTTCAGGCATGACGCTTTTTCTTGGTGGGATTGCGTCTTAATGCCGATTGATACTTACCCAACCAGAATGCGGCATTATTCAACGCTTCGATAAGATGTTTCTCAGCCTTCAGTCTTAGCCTATGTTCGTTCAGTGCCAATAATATCCAAACAAACATGCCTACCATCATAACCCAATATCCACATTGCCACATCATTGCCTATCCTTTCGCAGCCTTGTTGACATAGCCACATTGCCGTCTGCATGCGCTACGTCCTATCGTAGTGTTCGCCCACCCGCCTCCGTCTATAGGCTTACCGTTGACAGTCCTTGCAATGCGCCCCGTCTTGACATCACAGGTTCGGCATTTGTTACGCAGGAGTTTGTTGGTTACTTGCGGCACTGAGTGTACCTACCTTCTTTTCCAGTATCTTTACTTGTTGGGCAGGGACAGGATTGCGCCCATCCCCGCCCGAAATGTTCAGAGTTCGACGCGCATTTCCAGATTATTGATGCCTTCAACAACCCTTTCGAGTTGTGCCGCCATTGTTGTCAATCTTTCCGCCAAAGGCGGTAAAGGTTTTTGAACTGCCTTGACCAGTGCATCAGGATTTTCTTGTGGCATCGCAGGTGCAAGAATTGTCTCCAACCTGTTCGATATACATTGCGTCGCCTTGTCAGCACAATCAATTGCGCATGACAGGCGATTCAGCGCGATTTGAATTTCAGGATCTCTTTTCGCTGTTAGTGCTGCACTTATGCTCATCTCATTTTCTCCACCCCGTGTTGTTTATTTTGCCGGTCGGATGGGGTTGCCCCACCAGCAAATCCAG